CAACTTAAAATCGATGAAGGAGTAGAATATGTCATCTACAACGATCACCTCGGTTACCCCACGTTTGGAGTTGGTCACCTTGTCCTCGAAAGTGACCCGGAACACGGAGAACCAGTCGGTACTGGAGTTACGGAAGAACGAGTTAAGGAGTGTTTCGAAGCAGACCTCGACCTCGCCATCGGAGAGTGTGACGCTCTATACGGCAAAGGGAACTTTGGAGACCTACCAGACGAGGTCCAGCAGATCTTGGTTAATATGATGTTCAATATGGGTCGTACTCGCCTTTCAAAATTTAAAAACTTCAATGCTGCTATTCTTGACCATGATTGGAAGAAAGCTGCAGTCGAAGGTCGTGATTCACTTTGGTATCGTCAAGTGACTAATCGTGCTGAGCGTCTAATGTCTCGGATGGAGTCTGTGTAAGACCAATATTCTTTGTTGCCTCATATGAATAAATGAGTGTAATACCAATAGCAATTGGAGCAATCATCATTACAGCTCCAATTCCAATGATAGGAATTATATCTTCCATTTGTATCTCCAGAAAAGGGGCCTTACGGCCCCTTGTTTATGCCTTATTGCCTTTGTCGTCTTCTTTCTTTTCTTCGACATAACGCCAATTTTTAGTGATCGGGTTTTGTACGTGATTCTCAGAGAGTTTCACCAATACAATCTGTACTCGTCTCGCTTTCACGACGACTTCTTCAATCTCATTAGCGCTTGCAAAGGATGAAAGAAAACACAAGGCAACGACTGCCAAGTTTTTCATTTTAGTCCTCAGTTAATAGTTGCTTTTTGCCTTTGGTTTTACCAATTTGGACAATGCGAGGACGCTTCTCTTCTGGGATCTCAACTCTTAGGTTGATAACGAGTAATCCATCTTTGAAGTCAGCTCCGTCTACAACAACGTGTTCGGACAGTCGGAAAGTACGCGTGAATTTCTTTGCAGAAATACCACGGTGGAGATACTCACGTTCTTCGTCTCCTTCGGCTTTGCCACCAGTTACCACGAGGATTCCATCTTTGACCTCAACAGTGAGTTCATCTTTGGAATAACCAGCCAATGCTAGTTCAACTGAGAAATGTGTATCATCTTGCTTGACTACATTATGTGGAGGATACAGCTTATTGTCTGACATCTCTGAAAGACGAGCGATATCATTCCAAATGTGGTCAAACCCAATGAAATGTGAACGTGGAAAAGAAAATGCTTTAGATACCATAACGGCCTCCTTAATTAAAAGCAAGGTTGTTGTTATACTCTACCAGACCATTCTGCGTAGAGGTGTGTCGACCTGTGTCCCCAGTATCGACAAAGTTATTTATATAATTTTTACAGTTTTTAATTGTAAATTTTATATATATAGTAATAGAGCTGTAACAATTCTGTAACAATCGCGTCGTGACGACGCTAAGGGGCAATCCCATGAAAAAACTATTAGTAGCTATTTTACTATTTTCACCAGCATTTGTATATGCTGATGTCTTACCTACGAGATCTCTCGAGCCAGTCATTCATATTGTCGATAGTACAATTTATGTTACCGACAAAAAAGGTAATGACTGGGCAGTTGTAACTAATTGTCAGATACAACGCAAAGAAGTCAAAGAATTTACCGTACGTGGTAAAGCTTTACGCGCCGGTGCTATAGTAAAATTAAGCAATAACAAACACTGCGAAATCGAAACTATTCAGGCGGCGTAAAGACGTTCTGATCGTTATATCGACTTAGTCGTGGTTCATCACCATCCATAAAGGAACAGGTGACAGGTACCTTTGCGCCGTTGATATATCGAACCTCGTAAACTGCAAATGTAAATGGCTGTTCACATGCTGGTTGATAACAACGAACAGCCATTTCTCTTTCTACCTTTCCTTCTCTTTCTTTCATAAGAAAGATTCTTTTGGTTGGCCACTCATTCGTAATACGATTGTAGCACATTTTCATCTGATCACGCATTATATCAGCTTGATCAGCATATGCATTAGTGCTTATTGCGATAGTCAGCAATAGCAGCCTTAATTGCATCTTCGGCAAGAACACTACAATGTATCTTTACTGGCGGAAGCGAAAGTTCTTGAGCGATGTCTGTGTTCTTGATAGAACCAGCTTCCTCAAGGCTTTTACCTTTGACCCATTCTGTGAGAAGAGAGCTTGATGCAATTGCGGATCCACATCCAAAAGTTTTGAACTTAGCATCTTCAATGATTCCGTTGGTCGATACTTGGATTTGCAGCTGCATGACATCTCCGCAAGCCGGAGCGCCAACCAAGCCTGTTCCCACGGTTTCATCCGTTCCATCAAGCTTTCCAACGTTTCTTGGGTTATCATAGTGGTCTAATACTTCCTTTGAGTATGCCATGCTTTATCCAGCTGGACAAGCTGCTCCGTCGTCAGATTGGTCAAAGCCTTCATCGCCACAACCATACTTGCCGTCGTTGTTCTTATCACATGCACGTTGCCAAGTGACTTGAGTAAACGATAGGCCTTCTGACCAAGGAACAAATGCTTTACACCATTCGTGTGAACCAACTTCTTGACTCGGATCAGTACCGTTATCTACTGGTACGTAATCACGTCGGGTAGTCGCGGGAAACTCTTTGAATTGAAAAGTTCGGCCGTTGTTATAAGTTCGATGTTGATACAACTTACCCTTGGTAACCATAATTTGTTCACCTTCTTCAAGAGTAAGAGTGGAACCATCGTCGTAATTAATTACTGTTTGAGCGTGTGCCAAGATGGGCAGGCACAAAAGAAATGCAATGATATTTTTCATTGTGATACCTCAGTTATTTTATCATTAAGTCATTCAATCTTTAATAAGATTGTATCATTATTTATACGTCCATTTAACTGAGCGGGTTTACTATTAATATCATCTAAGAATTTACGTAGTGCAACCTTACCACACTTTGCAAATTCTTTAAGTGCTTCTTCTGGTTTACGTAAAGTCTTTTGTACGCTTTTTACTTTATCAAACCCAACAACACTCGTACCTTTTACACCAAGAGTTCCAATCATTTCATCAACAACATACTTACCAAGGCGTCGATACTTAGTATTATAAACCCACAAAACTTTAGCATCTAGTATATCAATTGGATCAACTGACACAATACTGAGATCTACATCTTTAGCTTTAAACTTGAGTTTAGATACAACCTTTTCTTTGCTAACTGCTTTTGGCTTACGCTTTCTACGATTAACTTTACCTTCAGTAGCCACTGCATCACAAGCACCAAAAATCTTTTCGTAAATATCTTTAAGATTGTCCAATTGCTTTTTATTGACGTGGCTATATCCTTCTTTAATATCTTCATCGTCACTGAGCAACTCATCATAATCAGATTGATACACATCCTTAATGATTTTAGCGTGTGCAGGTTTTACCTGCACCTCATGTGAAAGAATAAGCTTATAAGGATCAAACTTTTTAACATCAACATCTTTAGTTTCCATCCACTCATCGACAACTAAATCAAATTTTTCAAGCAATGGTAACATTTGATCTCGCATTCTTTCTTGAATGCTAATGACTGGACCTTTTGGTTTTTCTTTTTCTGGTATGTCATCATTGATAGATTTAGACTTAAATGATTTAAACTTTTCAACAACAGTAGGAATAGTATCAACAAGATTTTTGACGTAATTGTCAGGCATGTATCCAAGTTTTTCTTGCACATACGTAGCTTTACCTAAAGCGCTTATCCATTGGTCAGTTACTTTAGATAATTCTTCTAAGAAAGAATCATTAAACAATTGAGATTTCTTAGCCCACTTACGCAATGACGTTGCAGTCTTTTTAGCACCAACTTCATAATGAACATAGTAGAGTGCATAATCGTATGCAGCTTTTTGATCTTGCTCATTTGTACGAATAGACAATTGTTTCCAATCAGGTTCTGGTACTAAAGATGTTACTCGTGATTTGCGCTTTGCCATTATGCTTTCCTCGCTTCGATTTGATCCATTCCAATTCCAGAATAACGACTTGCACTACCATAGCGCATGTAATACGCTTCACGTGCACCATACTCTGTCATTGATCGAACAAACCCTTTGCTTTTGTTATCAACAAAAATTTCCCAAATATATATCATTCTGGTTTCCTTAGAGATAATTTTTCTAAGCTTAATTTATCTTTGTAACTCAAAACAAATGCGCTACCTGCTAATATGAATATACCTAAGCATTCATATAATATGCGTATACTATCGTCGCCTTTTGTTTGAAGTAAAATCATTCGTGTCAATGCAGTGATTGCAATAATGATTGGTAAAGTAACTGGAATTCTGTGATCTTTATAGAATGCACCGACCATTCCTAGAATCTCAGCATATATGAATAGCATAAAAAGATCAGCTAATGCCATTTTACCTTGACTATTGAACATATGAATAATGTCAAATCCAGCTGCCCACACAGTTCCAGCTACAATAAAAAGTAACAGAGCCTTTTCTATTTGCTCAATAAAATTACTTATATGTTTAGAGCTCATTTGGATACTCCGTTGGTATATGACGAAGAACAAGCTCGAGTAATTTAGCCTCGAACTTATTCCATTCACGGTCATCAACTGCATCCTCGCGGCCATGTGCTTTCTTCATTAGAGGAAATACACCGAGGTGAAAATCATCATACGCGAAGTAATGGTCCATTAGATTAGTAAACTCGCGAGCTGCTAGTTCACGCTTGGTCATTGTTCACTCCTTGCAGACATCATTTCTGTCCATTCGTAATCAATTGCAAAAAGCGTATTACGAACCTGGTCAATTCCATCAGCAACACCGACGTTATGAGCGCTTGGGTTATCGATTGCTCGATCGTCTGCTTCTTTTGCCATGTCTTCCACACTGTTTAAAATGTGGCGAATGAGATCACTAGTAGTCATGTCCATAATCCTTAAAGTTTCTAATCTTTTCGTTGTCATTAAAGCCTTGCATATACTCAGCAATTTCTTGCTCAGTCATATCTTTTTCTTCGACACGTAGATGAGGGTTCATTAAATTAAACACTGTCGTGCCTTCGACATAATAATGAGGACAAGGACCACGTTGATAGTAAGAGTCAGCTGACCCACGATCGTACGGTCCACCGTGTCGCTTATCCATTATACAATATTTCCAATGTTTTTGACATAGGCTTCATGAATGATCTCGTCCATTTTTTCGTCACACACACGATGAATGTAGTCCCAATTGACTTCATAGTTTCTTTCCCATGCAAATCGAATCTCGCTGAGGACACCAGGAAAGAAGCGAGCAGTAGAAGCATTGCGATTACCACCACCATTGTTGAACACATCGTAGTAGCTATTGCAAGCTTTACGAAAACGTTCAAGTGAGGAAACGTGCTTGCACATGCCTTTTTTGATTTCACCTTCACGTGGTACAAGCTTGTGTAGCTCTTCGTACTGTGTTTGATACTTACCGTTTGATTCCCAATAGCTCATGCTGCTTCCTCCAACTCTTCGCGCAAAACTTGGTTGACTTCAGCGTCAGTAAGACCTACACGCTTTGCCTTCTTAGCAAACCCCAAACAGTCTTGAGGTCCGTTACCGTGAAGCAGACAGTCTGCCCAGTCACGCAGGTACTCTCCAGTTTCGCCTCGGTTGTACCAAGGAGTTTCATTTGTGTTACTCATTAAGCTGCCTCCTCTAGTGCATACTTATCTAACCAAGCTCGAAGTTCGGCAAAGGGAACAACATCCCCGTTAATCATTTCGTAAGCTACACCGTAGCTTACTTGCTCGCCGTCGTCTAACACGTCATACGCGGTGAACTCCTTTGCAATTTCCTTGCGAAGGTAACCATACTCAGTGTTGTTAGTGACACGCTTGAATTGAACGCGGTCTTCCAAGACAGTACAATGATAGGGAGCATCCCACTCAGCACAGTGGTCGGACACACGAAAGTCGACATCATCGACGACAGTCTCACCGACTGAGTACTCTTCGAAGTACTCGCTTTTGCTAGTGCAAGCGGCCTCAACACGGGCCCACCACTGAGGGTCCATGTTCTCCTCGATGGTGCAATTGAAAATATAGGTGTTTCCACCCTTCGGCTTCCAGTACTGCGGGCACTCGCCCTCACCGTCCCAATCGTGGGCGCCGTAGTTTTCCATGTGTTGAGTCTGAATAATCGCTTTCATAACAATATCTCCATTTGATAGAACCATTCTACACTAGTTTTCAGTAAAAGTAAAACTTTTTTTTCCCTTAAAAAACAACCACTTATGTGATCGGTTATCTAAGTTATTGATTTTTAAGGGATTTAAATTTATGGAAATATTTAACAAATTACCGTCGCATGCTAGCCAAATCCTTGGCCTGCTCGTCGTCAATTACTGGTACAGCATTGGACTTATGCATGGTAGCGATACCCTTTACGAGGGTGCCAGTGTACTTGAGGGGCTCTGTCCGGGCCGCTACGCTTGAGGCAATAGTATCCTGCACGGAAGAATAATGTACACCAGAATCCCTTCTGTAAGGCGTGGGGGCGGACTGCATGGGGACAAACTTGGCTTTATACTTTTTGTAGACCTCACCTTTGACTTTAGACTTACGTCGCTTACGACCGGCCATATCGTAGGAAAGGGTGTTTGTATACATCATAGCCATAGTCAAATCTCCACAGAATGGAAATCCATTCTACACTATTATGATGGCTATGTAAACTGTAAATATTTAACAGATTTTTAGAGAGTAATTACGCCAGCTTTGATGAGCTTTTCTCGGTTTTCCATATGAATAGCTTCAATGTCATCTTTGCTTTGACCGTGATATGGAGCAGCGTAACCTTCGCGAATCATAATGTCACCCATAAACATTTCTGAGTCTGTCTTATGATCGTAAACTTTGAACTTACCAAGAATTCTACCAAACTTACCTTTGGCTTCATCACCTGGCTTTTCTGTAACAAGCATTTGCATGCTTCCTAATGGAATAGTTTTCTTTACAAAATCTTTAGCGAGAAGTCCAAACTTCTTTTCAACTTTGTCACGGGTTCGTGATTCAGGTGTATCGATACCATGTACTCGAACACGCTCATTACGCATCCAAATACCAAAACCCAAATCAATGTCGACATCAACTGTGTCACCATCAATAATTTTTACAATCTTACATCTGTACTGATACATTTATTTTACACTTCCCGTCTGTTTCACCAAAGCTACAAAGCTCAGGCTCTTCCCAATCTTTTTCAGATTGCTTTTGTTTATTTCCAAAAATACGATCCCAATTACTTTCATAAGTTTTGTTATCGATTTTCATTGGACGTCTTTTATCACCTTTACCTGACATTATTTACCTTTACTATATGCTTGGGCACCAAAGAACGCTGCAACTAAACCAGCGACTGCAACAAAATAGGTCGGTGCCATATCACCTAAAATGTTCGATGCTTTTTCTAACCCAGCAAGATCAGTAACAACAACCATGGCGGGATACAGAAGCATACCAGCAAGAGAGAACCACGCCATATTTCTCTGTGCGTCTCGCATTGCGTCGGCATCTTCTAACTCCTTCCTTTTAAACTCCATATACATTGCATGCTCTTCAGCACTAACTTTACCATCACCATTTGTGTCTGCTGGATGAAATTCTTTCTTTTCTTCGTCAGCCATTTGTTTCTCCTATTTGGTTTGTACAACATCGAATCCCACAGGCGAAACTGTCTTGATCTCCACTAATCTACCATCTGTTGTTCTTAACTTAAAATGTGTCTCACTCACTTTGACAAGTTTCTTACATACATAAGTCTTTGGTTTGTTTGTAGTTACTACGTTACCATCTTTTGTTAAAGTTTGGTGCTGAAAATAGATAGTGACTTCCCACTCGTCGTGCAGCCACACATCTATCTTATGTTTTATTTTATCCCATATCTTCATAAGGTTATTTATTCTCTTTAATTATTCAATGGATTATCAAGTATGATTTGAATCTTTTCTTCGAGATCCTTTCTCGTCTGACGCAAATCTTCATCGAGCGTTCTCATGCGCTCGTTAACCTTCAACTCAATATCATATACATCATCACGCAATTCGCGCTGTGTAGTATTTGTCTGGTCGTCTACACGTCTAGCAAGTGCCTCGACCTTATCGAGATCATCAGTAAGGCGATCATCAGTTAATTCTAATTTCTTTTCCAGCTGATCCATTATCTCACTGAGTGTATTCATTGTTTCTAACTGTACTGCTAACTCTTGTTCAATATGAGACAGGTCAGGAGCCACATACTCCTCGATCTGTGCTTTCATATTTCGATAGTCATTATAAAATTCGAATGCTCCCCACGCACCACCACCTAGGGTTGATAATGCTGTCAACACGACAAACATCTTACCACCCTTAAATGTCATGCCAGCAAATTCAAATTCTGCCATATTTCTTTGCGACCTCTGCTAATTTTCTACATGTAGTTCTGATGATAATAGCCCCATTTTCATCGTATATCGTATACCATTTCATTGCGCAAACTCCTTCAGTCTACTTTTTCTTTGGTCATATAGCAATTATGTTCTTGGTCTCTTACCCAAGATAATTCCTGTATGATACGATTATACCATTGCTTATCGTATTCATCTTTTGCTTTATCCATATCGGAGGCAAGTTGACTGATACGAATATCAATGTATTCTACCATTGTATGTTGTTTTCCTCGCCTCATAAGATACTCACAAAGCCGGCAATAAGTAAACCACAAAATATAAAGAAGCCGGCGATGGCTGCTACATCAATATAAAATGCTTTTTTACGTGCAGCTGCTTGTGCTGCTTCAATTCTACGTTGACGAATGACTCGTCTTTCTCTCATCATATCTTCGTAGAATTGTTGTTGTCCAGTATAAAGCAAAAATTCGTATAGTTCTTTTTCGAGTTGCTTTATCTTGTGTCGTGCTGCAGTGACTTGTAGTGCCTGTGCTTCTACACTACTTCCACCAAACAATGATCCGACCATAGATGGATTCTTTACATGCATATCTGCTTCAGCTAATGTTTCTTTAGCATCAAAAAATTTCGCAAATACATCGTACATATCTTCGACCTCTCGGCCAGTCTCAATTGCATTCTTTATCATATTATAGGCAGATCCAGCCATGCTCAGCGCGGCTGCTATCTCTACCATTTTAGTCTCCTACTATAACATTTCCTGCGGTTGGTGCTTCAAACTGAAGATTTTTTAACATCTGAATCTCACGCTGCAGCTTGAGCACTTCTAGTCTCTTTTTTTCAAGTTCTAATTCATATAGTCTATTACAATTTAATCTCTTTTTTGGTGCACCAATAGGAATAGTAATTCTACCATATACACCAATATCTCTTAAAAACTCATCTTGATTATAGTTCAGTGTAGGATCATTATTAAATTGATACATAGGATCATTTTGATTTAAGATACCTACAACACCAAACTCTACGTTTGTCGATGAACCAATTGCTGCTGAACATTCTACATCACCTGCTCGCACTCTATCAGATTGGAAACTCTGAGGAGCATTGGGTATAGCAATGTTGACACCAGTATTTTGTGCAAAGACAAAAGAAGGTAGTAACAATAATAATGTCAATAATTTTTTCATTTTTGTATTTTCGAACATATTCTAGATGAGACTAACGACGCTGTATTTTGACGCTTTACAATTTGTGTCCGTGAACAAATGTATACAACTCTGTCGAGATCTTCTTCTTTTATGTATATATTTATAATTTTTCTTTCTAGGTAAGCTACATGTGTAGTACGTTCATATGATGCCCAAGGCACATGATTAAAGTTTTCGTCAAACACGTCAAATGTAAAATAATTAACGTCAGCACGAGAATTCCACAGGGTCATATTAACCTGATAAATTCCTTCAGCCCATGATTGCTCGAACTTTGGATAGGTGGGAGTCCATGAATGGCCCCAAACGGGACCACTCAGGACTAACAAAAGTGCCATGATATAGCGCATGGTTTAGAGTGCTATACAGTTAGCTTCCACAATAGAGGTGTAAGTACCACCTGGAAGTGCTTTGCTATAACCATAGTCAGCTTCTGAACTGACCTTAAACCACGTGCTACCAGCGATTGACAGATCTACTTCTGTCGTATTATCGTATTCGATCTTATCAGTATCATACGCAGACATACCAGCATCTGACACAGCCTCAACTGAAGTGGATCCAGTCCATGTTACTGTATCATTGAGTGCAGGACTCTGAGAGAAAGAGATAGGATGAGAAATAACAGCTTTGTATGCATCGGCGAGTACTACATCGAAGCGTACAACCGGTTCTACACCACCGTCAACAGCATCAGTTGAAAGAATGCTTGCTGAAGGGTTACCATACACACCTTGCTTGTCGATGGTAACTACACACTTTGACTCAACGTTACCAATGATAGGAACGTCGGCAGCCTGTGCGCCGATGGCCATCATAGCAATTGAAGCGGCCAAAATTTTCTTGAACATTAACGTTCTCCTTTATATTGTGATTTGACTAATTTGTCATGAAGTAAGTCTTGCGCATATTGTAGTCTACGTCCCCGATTATTTCTAGGCAACGTAGCATCTTTGAGTTGCACTGTCTCATTGTATACTGTATCTGGCAGTTGATTATAATATATGTTTGAGAACTGATTCAAAGCCATCTGCTGTTGATGTTTTGCAGTGTCTTGTGCATTCTGTAAGGAACGACCAACTATTCCTAATACAGTTTCGAGATCAACCTCTTCATCTTCATTATCTTCTTTTTCAGACATTCTTTGTCTTTCACGTTCATCTTCATCTTCGTCTCTCATAGTCATTTCCCGATCGATCTCATCTTGTACAAATTGGTCATCCAATGGATCGACTGGGTCAACTGATGGTATATCAGGCATTTCTACCTTATATCCCGGACATGATGGATCCGCCTGTGGATCAAAACATGTATCATACTGATAAGTGTAAACCACTACTGGATCAGTGACTTTACCTTCACCTTCCCATACTATTGAGCCATCTCCCCAATAATCGATAGGAACTCCACCAACACCAACTACTTTGTTGATAGAATTACCTGGCAATCCTGTCCAGTCGTCGGTCTCTCTGAATATGTAACCACCGTCGACTGCATTTTCATTTTGTACTGTCACAAACAATGGATCATCAATATCCTTAATTGTAGTGTAACGATACAAAACTGTATTGACTTGCAAACCTGCCTGCTGAGGCAAAACATTGTTCATTACCCATGCATATCCATTCTGTGCTGCATTGGTCGTTTGACCAAATACTTGTTCAGAGTAGGAGTAAGAGGGCGAGTAGGCCAGCAATACCACCACCAGCCATTGCAGTTTCTTTAGTCTGCTCATCCATATCTTCCTTTAATTCTACTTCTTCGGGACTTGAGGATACTCCTTGTGCTTGCCATGCGGCTTTTGCTTCGGGTCCAATAAGTCCATCGTATGGACACGGCGTACCAGCATTCATCATTGCACTAAAGACCCTAGAGTCTTGGCACATCAATGATACTGCTGCTACTTTCATACCCATATCATATAGAGTTTTGGCATTCTTCAGTCGTTCACAGTTTTCATCAGTAAATTGAGTACCTGTAGAAATACCGAGAATTTGTGTTTGTACTGCTCCAGCCACACCAAACGTACAAAGATCTGAGTTTGACGTATTGATTGTAGGTGTGATTGCTGAAGCCGGAGGAGACTTCAGTGTTGTAGTAGTATTACCGTTTGTCGTGATAGTGCTTGTAGTTGTCGACTCAGTTCTTATCAGATTAGGATCTACAGCTTCTTCTTGCGCCAATGCAGCAGGTAGCCAAGATACTAATAAAATAACACCAATTCCAACGCACAAGATTCTGATCAAGCTTGCGTCTAGTTTATCCATTGTATTTTACCTTAATAATTTATTATTATATTATATAAAACAAGGTGATCCAATGATAAATCAAGGCTCCCGTTGGGCGACGAGGTGGGAGCAATCCTCGGAAGATCATGCCGCTAAGGCTACATCTCCATAGTAGTTGTCATCGTTTGCAACTATTTGTTTGAACCCTGTTTTGACAGACGGCGTTCATCGTCTGATTCTCTACATTGTTTTCAGTCGCCCGTCGATTCCATAACGCCCCCATCAAAAGTAGTCTCAGCGCAGTGATGCCCCCTCATCCGTCGATGGGCAGGTCAACAGTGATAAAACTACTTTTGGTGGAGGCGAGGGGATTTGAACCCCTGTCCGCACTTCTTATTTACAATGTTTCAACGAATACCTGTCAAAAACCTGTCAATTAATTGACAGGTTTCTAGATTTATTTATACTTTTTTCAATTCAAAGATAGCATCAACTTCATCTAAATCTAGTAAATCTTTATCAAGCGAGTCCATCATCATTTTTAATGTTTGATAAACATCATCCGGATCATCACCAAAGACATTTACTGGATTTGATGTATAGTATTTGATAGATCCATCATCATCGTAATATACTTCGTGGATATAAAACCCATATCCTCGATTTTTAGATCTAAAACAAATTCTATAGTTCCAACTCATATTACCAAGCCAGTTGTAGCTTGTAACCAAGCTTTTTCTACTTCATCACTACTTTCTACAATAGCAACAATCATATTACGATAGACTTTAGCTTCTTTAGTATTTGGAGCTCCAGTCATACATATTCCTGGAGCAAATCCCATACCCTGCTCTGTTTGAACAAAAGTCCGCGGTGATTCTAGAGTAATACCACCATCATCTTTTTCTTTATACCGTCCTACAATTTCTCCAACTGGAGTTAAAACAGTAACTACATCACCTTTATTAGACATCATTTTCCTCTTTTATTGATTGCATAATTTCTTCACTAATTCTTTCAATTTCTTTGTCACTCATTAAATCAAAAGTTTTAGCAACACCTTCTATTCGACCTTGCTTAACACCAAAATATTTACCAGCATAAAAAGCAATAGCCAACAATGATGTTGCAATAAATGTATGTTCTAATCCGGTCATTTCTTTTTGCCTATAGTCCGTTGGTGGTTTTTATATTTATTACCATATGCATCTTCACCATTATAATATAATCTACCAGATTGGTGTGGTTTTTCTGTATCTGGGCCGGTTCTTAACTCTGAGAACTTAAGTTGTATATCCCATTCTTCTTTTAAAACTTCTTCATCAAAAAGATCCATTGCATTTACAACCTTAAACTCTTCAACAAAAAATCTTGGAATAGGCATAAAGGCGCTAATGATTGTTCCTTTTGGAATAAAGATTTTTTCATTTGGTTTTGTCATTTTAAGATTAAAAGTAAAATCTCTTCTTAAATTATCTGTTTCAATGACACCGGTTAAGTTTCTAATTCCGTGATTAATAATATTTGGTGGATCCATCGTTATTAAATTAATATTAGGTGGAGTTCTTAATGTCCAATTATTTTGAATTGTAATGATTCCATCACCAAAGTGACTATTAATATGTTGACGGTTATTTTCACTTTCACCAAATTCTATTACAGTATCTTCTAAATCTCTGCCACCATTCCATTCAGCCCAAAAATTGTATTGAGTTTTTACACCAAAGCCGTATTGATTACCTATTGTAAGTGGTAGGCAATAATACGCGTGAGTACTAAACCAATCACGTTTTTTCATACCTGCAAAAGGAACAATAACATCATCTAAATTACCTTCCTCTGCATGATGCGGCAAAGCGGCAATAGTATTTTCTGGTATAATCATCCTAAAGATATTCCTGTTTCTGACCAATGATCATCACTGTGTTCTTTTTGTGAAGTATAAAAACTACACAAAGTATATCTTATTCCTTCTGTCACTTCTCTCACACCATGCAAATATTCTAACGTGCCCGGAAAAATTACAAGCATTCCTGGCTTAATTTTTGGTGAAAAGTTTTTATTAGGAAAATGTATTTCACCACCAGTAAAATTATCATTGAGATAAATTATACTAGCATATTCACGATATGGGAACGGATGAGGACTTCCATCTGGTTCTTCTGCATCAGCATGAGGTGTGAGTTCATATCCATCAAACCAACGTACAAACTGACAAAGATCTGAATACATTATATCTTTGTCGAATATAGATTTAATGATTTTAATAACACGCTTTCTTTGTTGCCACATAATATTTGCCATATATGGATGACCATCTTTATGCACTTCATGCGCGTTATAAAATCTACCATTCCAAAAGTCTACATCTTCATAACTATGGTTCCACCACGTTTCTTCTGGCACCTGTGTAATAAATTCGTAAAGGTGATTAAGATATCTAGGAGACAAAAAATCTTCAACGATAACAATGTCATCAACTCTGTCTGTAGTAATTTCAGTTATCATCTATGTGCTACAGTATAGTCATTACCATCATGTTTGGAGCATTTGAAAGTTTCCTTTTCTCCAGTTTCTTGATTGTCTATGTAAAAACCACCCCCATCAATACATGTATCCCACAATGTTCTTAAAAAATCATCCATTGCTTCTTTACGTGTAACTGTATTCTCAACATCAATCATAATCTTATGCACTTCTTCTCTTTCTTCGAGTGCAAATTTTAATTTATCTTCCCACACATTTTCAGTATTTGCTGTACCAACAGCAAGACCAATTATAAAGAAAAATAAGTACATTAAAAATTTCATTTGAACGCCAACACAAATAAGATTAGTAGTAAAAGAACATTAGTGAATCCAATTTCTATAGCAAGAATAGTATGATACCACACCCAACGTGCTTGGTAAACTTTATTGACCTCACCGTCTTGTGGCAATTTTTCTACTATAGCTTTATCTATAGGATTTTCTTCAACCGGCTTTTCCAGTTGTTTAATAACGTTATTAAACCAATTCACGATTTATGGCTCCCATGTTTCACACTTAAGTGAAGGTTTTGCATTAGTGTGATATATATCACATTTGCGTTCTTCAAAATCAACAGGCCTTAAAAAACTCCAGTCGGTAGTTTCCCACGCTACTACTAAAAATGGTAACATTGCAATAATTAATAAATCTTTCATGCGTTGTTTAGTCATACCATTTTCCTCTATTTGGTCGGAGTAGCAGGATTCGAACCTGCGACCTTCCGCTCCCAAAGCGGACGCACTACCAAGCTGTGCTATACTCCGTTTCTTTTTGCAAAATATACTCGCGTATAATACTTTCGAGTGATTGCAAAAATAGAAAACGCTATTGTAAAAAATAATGTTGTTTGTGCTGCTGTCATATTATAATAAAACGCAATATTAATAAACAAATAATTTAAAGGAACGTTAATTAGTGCAGCAACAATAGTATCTGTAATTGCTTCTTTAAATGCTTCTTTTTTCATATACTTCCTCAACCATAGGTATATACTACCATAGTTGAGAAATAAAGTAAACTGTTAAAATAAACAAATATTTTCTTGATCAATAGGTTTTTCAAAGAGTACATTATAACCAATGCTGTGTTCATACTCACTCAGCTGACTCATTATATATCTTACTCGTTGTAGGTGTTCATGATTATCAGTGGGCGGTGGCTGTTCTTCAATAGGTTCTAAACAAAAACATCCACCATTAGTTCCTAGGCTTATGGATTTACCTGTTTCAGGTATTACAATTCTTTCGCTACGATCTGAAAATCTTCCAGTTGAGAGATCAGCATAAGACATGATTGTTCCGTAGCCACCATAGATACCTTGGTATTCTGGATTATTTTCATTTGGATTATAACCGGGTAAGTTATATCCAAAACCATATTCAAAAATTGGTACATTTATTGCGTCATCCCATTCGTGCTCTAATCCTAATAAGTGACCAACTTCATGTACAAATGTTTCTGATGCTCGTTCATAATATCGAGTTGTTTCGCCTTCTTGAAATGTATCACCATAAAAACATTGAGAAATACCTCGAGTATAATCTAAACCATTTGTTGCATCTAACTGAGCTACACCACATGCAATAGGATTTTCTGGTCTCTTTTTAAAGAGAAATGCTAAATCTGCATTTGCACCGCGCTGCCTTTCATCTATTTCATTATAAGGAGATCTACCATAAAAGAAATCATAGTACTCACCTCTTAAGTCAGTATTTTGTGTCTGTACTTCCCAAATTCCTGCTAGGCGTAATCTTATATCAACATTAGATTCAGCAAAATAAATGTTTGCTTGTTGTAATTGATATAAAACAAATTCTTCATCTTCACCTAAGGCAACATCAAGCGCGACTAATATATCAATAATAGCAATACCATCATTATTTACATCGTAAGGATAACTTACTGATGACTTTTGTTTAATACCATCACATGTAGTATATTCAAAACGACTATCACCGGTGTCTGTGTACGTAGTAGGACACTCGGTTGGTTCTTCCATTTGTAATTGTTCCCAACATTCTTGTGCTACTGGCTTGACACGTTCTGAATATGAACCACCTTCGCCATCTGCATAATCCTGTATTAGATCGTCACGTAAAACATTGTCAATAGTATTAAGTAATTCTAAAAATCTTTCTTCTGGTGTTATTAACGCACAGTATGATTCGCCAATTGGAGTGCCACGCTCAAGTGGACCTTCATAACCACATTCCTCAGATTTTTCTTGTTCTGAACGTACTTCACCACCCTGTCCATCAGCTGTAATTGTAACTTTAGTTGTATCTTCACAAAACTCATCAAGCAATGTACCTTCTGTTGGTGGTTCTACATAACCACACTGTTCTGAGTTTGGAGTTTCTTGTTGAGTAGAACCGCCGTTACCATCTGCAATTGTTTCGATGAGTGTTGTTCCATTACATGATGTTTCTAAAACAGTTCCTTCTGTTGGATTAGAAGGTGGCGCTATTACTGCTGTTTCTTCTGCACCTCCACCGCCACCGCATCCTGTTAAAAGAAGTAGCGTAAATAATATTTTTTTCATTTTTTATTATCCTTTTCTTTATTTTTACGCATCACTTTTTTACGACGTCTATACTTTTCATTATCTTCTCGTTTACGCGTATAGTCGTCTAAATCGTCTTTAAAGCTTTCACTAATACTTGGTAAAGACTCTTCTTCTTTTGTTTTGTATTGCCACTCATCTGTATGACCAACACTCCACTTTGGTTCAGTTTCAACTGCATAGTTTTGTGTACATACTTTAAAATCTGGCTGAAGAAGTTTGTCAGGCGTTAGACTTGAATCTCGCCAAATAACTCTATTATTTGGTTGAGCAGCAAATTGGCCATTGTCTAGTCTTATAACGTTAAATGATTTGTGCTCAGGATCTTCTTCACTAAAATTAGTATTTAAAATAGAATGATCTCTGTGGCAATTATCAATTGTAAATTCATATTCGCCGGCGTGCATATTCTTATCTTTACCAAAGAATTCGCAACGAGATAATATTGGTTTTTGTACTACAGTAATATCGTAGTCAAAGCAATCCCACAATTGTAGGACATCGAGAGGAAGGAGATCTCCGTGGTCTGTTTTCCAAACAAACGCTGAGATTGGAAGTTTGTCGTATAAAGCACCATAATCAGTGAGAAGTGTTTCAAAGTATAATGCTTTATACATTGTACTTTTAACACTAATCCACACACCTGGTGTAAATTCACCATGGCCTTTTTCTAAATCATACAAATATTCTTTACGAACGTAAACTGAAATGGGTGGTAAAGGATGAACTAGAAATGCCATAATTATTCTTCTTATTGATTAGTGTAAGGTGCAAACTCCATTTCAAAATTTTGTGCAGCTTTTATATTTTCAAACATAAAAGAATGCTGATAAATGTCAGTATATGATTTGAAGTGCCATTCATATTTTTCACATTGTTTCTTACACCAATCTTTACCAGCAGATTCTAAATCACTGTGCAATGTAACCACAATCCCCGGCATCCATTTTCTTTTATAATCAAATATCTGCTGTGGTGTCATAACGAATATTCTAAATTAACCTTGCTATGTTTTTCTTCATCTGCACGAATACAAATCACCATGTCTGCAAGTTTTGCATCTTCTGGTAAATTATAATATTCAATGGCCAGCTGTGGAGCTGGAACATTTTCTATCTCACCTTTATTTATCAATGATAGATATTCAGTGTAACTTTTGACTGCTTCTGCCTCAAAGTAATGTGTCATTCTATGAGCAGTTTTTGGTGAAATCAAATAAGTAATAAGATAAAAGTGCCAAAAAATAAATTGTGCAAAAACAATTAACCAACGTTCAAACCGATTAGGATTAACAATCTCAATAAAAAACATAAGATGTTTACGCTCATTTTCAGCTTCAGCTAGCATTTCATGGATCATTGTTCCATTGCCGCGCTCCATTTTACGAAGACTGCGTAAATGGACTAACATACCTGCTACCATGCCAGGAACACCGGCTACAGTTTCAAGCACAACAGCACGATGGCCATAACGTTTAGCAAAGAACGTGTCAGCAAAGAACCGAAAGAACATCGTCATTGATTTTGCAAACCAATCTCTCATCGTGTTTCTTTCAAGATTTTATCTACACCTTCGACCATTTCAAGGGCATGCACGAACTTATCGACTTGCTCTTCGACTGCGCCAACTAAATCAGGGTGCTCACCGATGCCGACTGCCTTTTCATATACCTCGATATTTACGAGTGCTTCTTCACAAATTGCTGCGTGCTTAGCTCGCACTGCTTTCAGTAGTTTGTCTTTCATCTCTGCTCCTACATTGAACTACGGTTTCTTCTCTTACAACTACACCTTGCATTGGATATGGTAGTCGTTGTTTCTTCTCTATAACAGTTGTGTACCACTCAAAACACTCACCTTGTTCTTCTACATTCGAACAAGCTGGTATGAATAATGCAAAGAGCGCTAGCCCTCTTTTTCCAAGTCCCATACGCATTTGTTTTTCCTCGGATCTGGTTGAGATCTCTTTACCCATAGATGGCCGTTCTTTTCAGCATCTTGAAATGTTAGTGCTGTAATAAAGAATGCGGCGATTACTAATAAGTGTCCCCCTACACTACCGATACCAAAATAAATGGTATATCCTGCCCACAAAGTAAACACAACAGTCCACATCACTGACAAGTAAAACATCAGAATGAATTGTGTGAATGCGTTTGGAATGTGGCGCAGTGGATTGACCTTTAAACTAAAGAAAAAGTTGTACAGGTCATAGATTGCAAAGCCTAATTTCTTAAACATTAGAACTGATCCTCTTCAGTCGAACCTTTCATAGCTGCGGTCGATGATGAACCTAAGGCATTTGCAATTTGATCGAAGTAACCAACACCAACCTCGCGTTGATGCTTCGTACTTGTGTAGCCAAATTGTTCAGCAGCGAATTCTTCTTCTTGCAAATAACTATAAGCTAGCATGCCCATTTTCTTATAAGCTCGAGCAAACTGAAAGATAGCATGATTCGTTGCATGGAAACCAGCAAGAGTAATAAACTGGAATTTAAAACCCATCTTACCGAGTTCATATTGGAAGTCTCGTAATTCTGCATCACCAGGAATTGACTTACGCCAGTTAAATGATGGTGAACAGTTATATGCAAGCATCGCGTCTGGTACTGATCCTCTTACAGCATCAGAGAATCGCTTTGCTTCTTTAAGACATGGTTTAGAAGTTTCACACCATACGAGGTCAGCGTATTCAGCGTACGCTGCACCACGTTCACAGCCAAATTCTAGTCCTCGACCTTCCTCGATTTGGTAGAATCCGTCTGACGTTTTTCCAATTGTTGTTGCTCCGCCTGCTGAACCATATCGTTTGACATATTTTTTGTCGATGACGTGTTGGTCAGAGACCATGAGCTTAGCCGATTCTGCGTCGGTTCGTGCGATGATAACAGTATCAGTATCAGCCACATCAGCAGCAAGCCTTGCAGCGTTGAGGTTTCGAATAGCTTGGTCAGTAGGGATGAGGACTTTTCCTCCGAGGTGTCCACACTTTTTGGCTGAGGAGAGTTGGTCTTCGAAGTGGACGGCCGCTGCGCCTGCCTCAATAAGATTTCGTGCCAATTCGTAAGCATTTAAGACTCCTCCAAATCCAGCTTCTGCGTCTGCTATAATCGGTGCGAAGGAAAACCCGGTTCCCTTCTCGGCATATTCGATTTGATCTTGTCGTCTAAAGGCGTTATTAATATTACGAACGACGTCAGGAACACTATTAACAGGGTAAAGGCTTTGATCAGGATAGACTTCGCCAGCTGAGTTCTGAGAGGCAGCGACCTGCCAGCCTGACAAATAAATTGCATGCAAACCTGCTTTAACGTGTTGAATAGCCTGTTGACCATTATATGCGCCAAATGTATTTATGTATTCATGTTCTTCAAAGAGTTTACGCAGCTTGCTTGCCCCCAACTTTGCAAGCGTATGTTCAATCTTTATCGAACCCTGTAGAGACCTTACAGTCTCAGCTGAGTAGTTTCTCTTTTTCATAATCAATCCTATTTATAAAAATGGCTCCGTCTGCTGGGCTCGAACCAGCGACCCGCTGATTAACAGTCAGCTGCTCTACCAACTGAGCTAAGACGGAATATTGGTGCCTCGAGCCGGACTCGAACCGGCACGGAGTTTCCTCCGAGAGATTTTAAGTCTCTTGTGTCTACCAATTTCACCACCGAGGCATTATATATTTTGTGCTTGATAAACACGATTTCTTAAATCTGAACTAGAAAACCTGTGATCTCTTTGATTAAAAAACAATTCAATATCACGTTTTCTACAAATATCTTTACCAGTAAAATCTTTATCTCTATATTCTACGCCGAGAATACGTAAGTTAATATTATACATGGCAAGGATATCTTCCAAATCAGACTCTGTTTGGTATGGAATAATTTCATCGACATATTGCACAGCGTTAAGTTGAGTATATCTTTCAACTAAACTTTGAACCGGAGAATTTTTTTCTTTGCGATCCAGACTTGGATCTACTTGAAGACCACAGATGAGATAGTCGCATTTAGTCTTTGCTTCTCTTAACATAGCAATATGGCCAGCATGAAGTAAATCAAATGTGCTGCATGTAAAACCAATCTTACTCATCTTTATTCACAATCTTTCCATCACGAGTAGAAATAAAATTTATGTATCCGTCTGGTTGTAGTGTTTTCCACTCAGTCCCATCATAATCAGGATCATCTAACAATATAAACTTTTCGCCGATATAATTAGAATACCATTTCAATTTGTCTTGGCATTTTTCTACCAAGATATATTGTCTCGTCATGCGCTGCTCCCATCATAAATTTATTCCAATACGGATTTTCTTTGAGAAACTGATGTACTAAACCTGCTTCTCTGCCGTGAGCTTCTACTTCCCACGGCATATCATAGTAATCTAAATCTTGAACATCTATTCTATCACCATTCCAACGATATGTTAAACGACGCGTTGTCATGATTTGCTTCATTTCACCTTTAGCATACTGTTTAAGGTGAACCATTTCATGCATTATCGTACTGACAAAAGTTTCAGCGTCGATTTGATTATCTATACGTATTTTAAAGTCGCGAGGATTGTAACGAATTGGTTCTTCATAATCACAGTCACCATACACACCTTCTTTCTCAAGAAGATTTTCTTTTCCTATAACTCGTATAAACAATTTGTTATTTAAACGAGGCATAAACTTTTGTATACAAAAATTAATTGCATCAAAGGCAAGATTTTTTTGTGCTTTAGAAAGTCTATTATAACGTAGAGTAGCCATAAGCTTACCTCAACTCGATAGATCTATTCTATCATGATTTACAAAAATGTCAACCGCTATTTTTTCTTACCAATATTATATTTAGTAACCAATTCCCAATCGTCTTTATCTTTGTGAGCAATAATTTTAATCTGATTCATTGGAGTGACGGGTTCTTCAATTACAGAAGGATTAACCACATCAATGAGATTCCAGTCAGCTAACAATTTAGTGATAGTATTACGACGACCTTTATCTTCTTCAGAAAAGTTAGTGCTTTTCCCATCAAGGGCAAACAGTTCTTTAAAGTGAACGATGTAATACTTACCACGCTTGTGTAAAATGTGACAAGACTGATAAAGTTTTCTTTCTTTTGGTGAAGCAATTCCGATGCGAGTTAGAGTTTCCCTCACTTTCAAAAAATCATCTTCATTTCTTAGAATCACTTCCACCAATGATTCAATAATATTATCCATTAACAACCACCCTTTTCTAATTTTTCTTTTATTGTTATGATATTGTCGCGGGTAAGTACAGTGAGTGCTTGAATTGCTTTTTCATTGCTATAGCCATAATATTCTTTTACAGCTTCAAGGTCACTATCCTCTTCTTTTTTATACCACTTGGAGAATCTTTTCCGTGGTCTTACAATATTTATAAGAAACTCGTATT